CTCCTTCAGATAAGTTGATTGCAGCAGTGGTAGAGGAGCTCACTAAAAGAAAGACAATTGAATAAGTAGCTTTAGTTGCTCGTAGGCACCTAAGGCTAGGAGACAAATAATAATTCGTAGAATGAACTGCAATACATAATTTAACATTTCTCTTTTTGGATAATTCCATTGACTATACATACCTACTGTATATAGTCTCCTAGCGCTAAGTGCTTATGAGCATAAAAAAAGACACGTGCTGCGAACACGTGCCTAGATGAATAAAAAGATAACGTGGTTATTGTACCACAGAAAAGGAGAGCTTTCTATGGAAAGAAGAAAACCAAGACTAAAAATCCCATTTTTTAAAAGAATGTGGAGAAAATACGGATTTCCTAGAATTCGTAGAACTAGAAAGTATCAAAAATTAAGAATGAAGGTGATGGGGTATGAATAGATTTGAAAAAGGCATCATTATCGTATCTAATTTAATTATTTTAATCAGTTTCATTTCAGGAGTTGTAAGTGGCAATAACTGGAATTCTACAGGAATGAGAGTTCTAAGTGTTGCATCATTAAGCATGAACTTATTAGTGGTTGAGTACATGCTCGTTGTTATCAGAAATAAATAAAGGAGAAAAAAAGTATGGAAAAGAAAGCATTTATTAAAGTTGAAACATTCGATGGAGGGGTTCACATTCAAAACGGTGGTACTAATTATCAAACGCTATTGATGATGTCACTTTTAATTGACGCATTTAAAAAAGGTCAATTAACAAATGAGGATGATCCAAAGAACGATACGTTCAAACAAATTGTTGAGTTTATTTGGAAGAGACCAAAAGACGCATCAAGAGCACTTATCAAAATTATCGGCATTGATAGTGATTTGGATTCTTTATTTGAAGGATTCAAAAATGAAAAGGAGACTAACTAAATGGATAAGATTAAAATCAATTCTCTAGAATTAGAAAACGTCAAGAGAATCAAGGCAGTACAGATTGAGCCATCTGAAAATGGCTTAACAATTATCGGTGGCAATAATAATAATGGAAAGACTTCCGTATTGGATGCCATCACTTGGTGTCTTGGAGGTAATAAATACAAGCCATCAAAGCCAACACGCGAAGGAAGTTATGTTCCAGCATCACTAAAAGTGACTCTTTCAAATGGTATTGTGGTCGAAAGAAAAGGCAAGAACTCAGCCTTAAAGGTCACTGATCCAACAGGAATGAAGGCAGGTCAGAACCTATTAGATTCATTTATTAGTGAGTTGGCTTTGAACCTTCCGAAGTTTATGAATTCTAGTGAAAAAGAAAAAGCTGACACATTACTTCATATTATCGGAATTGGCGACGAGTTAACTAAGTTGGATTTAAAGGAAAAGGCAGTTTATAACGACCGCTTAGCAATCGGAAGAATCGCTGATCAGAAATTAAAGCACGCTAAAGAGATGGTCCATTACGATAATGTACCCGACAAAATTGTTTCAGCTTCTGAATTAATCGCTAAGCAGCAAGAAATGCTAGCAATCAATGGAAGCAATGAAAGAAAAAGAGCGTATCTTGCTGAATGTAAATCTAAGTCAAAAGCCATTGAAGAAAAGATGGAAGACTTAGACAAGCAGCTAAAAGCGCTTAATGAAGAGTACTTGAAAGTCATTAAAGAAAGAGACAAGGCAACTGTTGAAGTATCTAGTCTAGTAAATAATCCTACAGATGAAATTGAAAGAAGCATCAAGGAGATTGATGATACAAACACTAAGGTTCGTACGAACCTAGAAAAGAAAAAAGCAGAGCAAGAAGCCAATGACCTCAAAAAGGAATATGCTTCTAAGTCACAGGAATTAGAAGATATCAGAAAAGAAAAGGCTAGCTTATTAAATAACGCTGATCTTCCTCTTGAGGGTTTAGGAATTGAAGATGGAAAAATCACTTATCTTGGTCAAGAATGGGATAACATGAGCGGAAGCCAACAGTTAAAAGTGGCAACTGCTATTTGCAGAAAAATCAATCCTAACTGTGGATTTATTCTATTAGATAAGCTAGAGCAGATGGACATGAACACTCTTACAGAGTTTGGCACTTGGCTAAAGTCTGAAGGACTACAAGCTATCGCTACAAGAGTAAGCACAGGTGACGAGTGTTCAATCATTATTGAAGATGGCTATGTTGCTAAAAATAACTTAGAAAAAGAAAAGAAAGAAGAAGCAAAAGAAGAAGCAAAAACAGTTGCTAATTCTTGGGAAGGAGTGAAATGGTAATGAATTTTGAAATTACAAAAGGAAAAATCAAGAAGCCTTATAAAGTAGTTGTTTATGGCCCTGAAGGAATCGGGAAGTCAACATTTGCTTCTCATTTTCCCGACCCTCTATTTATTGATACGGAAGGTTCAACAAGATCACTGGATGTTAAAAGACTTCCTAAGCCAACATCTTATGAAATGCTCAAACAGGAGATTGATTACATCATTCAGAATAATACATCTATCTGTAGAACATTAGTCATTGACTCAATTGACTGGGGAGAATCGTTAATCGTTCAAGACATATGTAATAAATACCAAAAGAAAGGTATTGAAGATTTTGGTTACGGAAACGGCTACGTCTACACAAAAGAGGAAGTCGGAAGACTTCTCAACAGATTAGAAAATGTAATTGAAAGTGGAGTGAATGTCGTTCTTACTGCACATGCTCAGATTAGAAAATTTGAAAAACCAGATGAAAGTGGTGCTTTTGACAGATATGAATTGAAGCTAGGAAAGAAGACTGCTTCACAGACTGCGCCTCTTGTAAAAGAATGGGCTGATATGGTTCTATTCGCAAATTATCAGACATTCGTCTCAAAAGATGAAAAAGGCAAAACAAAAGTATCAGGAAACAGAAGAGTAATGTATACAGTTCATAACGCTTGTTGGGATGCCAAAAACAGAGATGGCCTTCCAGAAATGTGCGACTTTGATTATAAAGTCATTAAGCCAATCATTGAAGAACCATTGAATAATGTTTCTAGCGCTCCTGTAAATGAAAAACCACAAACACAAGTGAATGTGCCTGTTGAACCAAAAGAGCCACAGATTGAAGAAAATAAGCCTGTAAGTGCTATTGATTTTGGCTCTGAAGAATATCAGAAGATTCCTTCTAAAGTAAGAGACTTGATGAAATGTGACAGTATATCAATTGAAAAACTAAAAGAAGTCATCTTCTTAAAGGGATTCTTCCCGAAAGATACTCCAATCGAAAATATGCCTAATGACTTCTGGGAATTTATCGCTAGCAATTGGAGCAACTTAAAAGACTTTATCACAGAAACAGAAATTCAATTTTAAAAGGAGATTAAGAAATGGATAACAATTTTAATAACTACAATCAGAATGGATTCAACCAGAATAATTATAACCAAGCAACTCAAAATGATGGTGCTATGGGTTGGGATGATACAATTACAGCTGAAGCCAAAGAATACACATTATTGCCTGTCGGAAATTATCAATTCATCATTAAAGATAACTTCATTAGATCTAAGACTTCAGGCAAGGGAAAAATCCCTGTTGTATGCAATAAGGCAGACATCACTCTAACAATCAATTATGAAGGAAAAGAAGTAAAAGTGACCACTTCATTAGTTCTTCACAAGTCCTGTGAATGGAGAATTGCCCAATTCTTCGAATGCATCGGGATGAAGCAGAAAGGAGTTCCGTTCCGTCCTGACTGGAACGGAATTATTGGAAAAACAGGAACAGTTAAAATCTCTCATAGAGAATATAACGGTTCAACTTACAATGATGTAAAAGAATTCGTGATCAGTGATACTCCAGCACCAACTCAGCCACAGGCTTGGGGAAACAATAGCTGGAAATAATGAAATTAAGAGATTATCAAAAAAAGGCTCGTGATGCCATATTCACAGAGTGGGAAGAGAAGGGAACTCAAAGAACCCTTCTCGTTCTTCCCACAGGCTGTGGAAAAACAATAGTATTCGCGAAAGTGGCTGAGGATTGTGTCAAAAAAGGAGATAAGGTTCTTATTTTGGCACATAGAGGCGAATTGCTAGAACAGGCATCTGACAAAATAAAGAAAGTGACAGGACTTGGATGTGCAGTTGAAAAAGCTGAACATACTTGTATTGGCAAATGGTTTCGAATTGTCACGGGCAGTGTTCAAACACTACAGAGTGATAAAAGATTGTCTAAATTTTCAAGAGATTATTTTGACACAATAATCATTGATGAAGCCCATCACGTTTTAAGCAATGGCTACCAGAAAGTATTGGAATATTTCAACAGTGCGAAAGTGCTTGGAGTAACTGCTACTCCTGACAGGGGAGACATGAAGAACTTAGGCTCTTACTTTCAGACATTGGCATATGAATATACACTCCCCGAAGCCATTAAAAGTGGGTATCTAGTACCAATAAAAGCACTGACTATACCGCTGACTTTAGACCTATCAAGCGTTTCAATGAGTGCTGGAGATTTTAAAGCAAGTGATATTGGTAGCGCACTAGATCCATATCTTGAAGGTATTGCTAACGAGATGGAAAAGTACTGCAAGTATAGAAAAACGGTTGTATTCCTTCCGTTGATTTCTACATCTCAAAAGTTTGTTGAAATTTTAAATAAGCATGGCTTTAAAGCTGCTGAAGTAAATGGCAATTCCAAAGATAGGAGTGAGATCACAAAAGACTTTGCGGAAAATAAATACAATGTCCTTTGCAACTCTATGTTATTAACAGAAGGATGGGATTGCCCTGATGTTGATTGCATTATTGTACTAAGACCAACAAAAGTAAGAAGTCTCTATTCTCAGATGGTTGGAAGGGGTACAAGGCTATCTCCTCAGACAGGCAAAAAAGATTTACTTTTATTGGATTTCCTCTGGCACAGTGAAAGACATGAATTATGTCATCCGGCATCACTTATCTGTAACAGTGATGAAGTTGCTAGAAAAATGACCAAGAAGTTAGAAGACAGTGCAGGAGTTGAAATGGATATTCAAGAGGCCGAAGAAGAAGCCTTGAAGGATGTCCAAGAAGAAAGAGAAAAAGCACTTGCTGAGCAGCTAAAAGAAATGAGAAAACGCAAGAAGAAACTAGTTGATCCATTGCAGTATGCAATGAGCATAC